CCAACGTGAGCAGTGTCCTTATCTGACCTGCCTGCATTGCCGTCAGCACTGAACCCGCCCGTTCCCTCGAGAACACCCTCCACTGTGACCACGACATATATGCCCTTGGTCTTTTCTCCGGTAGGCAGAGCGTTGCCTGCTTGCAGTCCTGCGTTCGCGCCTTCGTCAGACGTTTCCAGAACCACATTGTTCTTCGCGTCATACGTTCCGCCGTACGCCAAACCAGTTAGGCTCGCATCCAGAAGGTCTTCAATGTCTTTGATCTTTCCTGCGTTGGTGCCGATGTTTGTCGTGTTCTCGCCGACCTGATCTGCCAAGCCATTCTGATCATTGATCTGAGAGTTCAGCGTGTTGATCGCGTTCTTGTTGGTCTGGATCCCTTCGGCATTCACGCCGATGGCGTCTGAGTTTTCTGCAATGTCTTTGTCGTTTGCATCGATACGATCTGCCAGCCCTGAGATGTCCTGCTCCAAACCTGCAACGGCAGACTGCAACGCGGCGATGTCTGACTCATTAACGCCGACCCGACCCTCAAGCTCTTTGATGTCAACGTACCCGTCACCCTCCACAATCCAATCGGGTTTGCCAGTAACGTTCTCCCAGTGGAGTTCGCCACGACCCAGCTCGATAACGTCTTTGCCGTCGGTCGATGAGTAGAGGATTCCCTCGCTTAGATCGACAGCGACCTCGCCCTTCGCTAGAGCGTCTTCAGATGGCTTGCCGTAACCGTACTTAGTAATGATAGTTGTCATGGGTTCCCCTAATATCTTCCGCCGTCAACACGCACTTCGACTTCGGTTATTCGTGAATGGAAATTGTTGTTTGCGTCCTCTTGCGTTGTCTCGCCTTCGCGAGTGCCGTCCGGCGGATTCGTCAAAGAGATGTCAGCAGTCGTTATCTCTTGCTCCGCAGAACCCGACGCCGAAACAAAATAGTCTCCCTGCCAAACGTAAAGTTGGTTTCCTGCGGTGCCTCCGGTGTCCGTCCAGAAATCCCCAACCGTGAGAACGGCAGTTTCTGGCGGAAGGTCTGAAACGTAATTCGTAGACATCACTCCACCCTCAAGCATTTGCCTCGGACTCGGCCTTTTTCTTTGCCTCTTCAGCCTGCTCCTGCAACGCCTTAACGCGCTCTTTTATCCATTCGTTGATATCCATGCCCCGCCCCTCAATAAAAGATTTCTGGGATGTGTAGCTGGTAAGTCGATCCGACATTCCAGACGCTTGTGTCACTGGTCACTGCGTGGGACTTAACCCCCGCCCAATAGATCATGTACATGTCGTATTCCACACCCTCGTACTCGGGCAGGTAGTAGAGTTGACAAATATTGCCGGATGTCTGGAACGGGGACATGCTGAAAACAGTCTTGTCGCCACTGTCTAACAGTACGCTGACATTAGTGTTAAACGTCCTCCCGTACTCGATGGCGTCTCTGTTGCGCGCCCACCTCTTCCCGTCAATATCTACCGATGAAAAGACTACACAGCGAGTGTCTTCTATGCTCCGAGTGTGTTCACCATCATTGTCGAGCATGGCAAATTCACCGGCCTTGAAGTCTTCAAACTTCCCACCCATCAGCTTGAATCTTGGAAGTACAGCGCCCGAGCTTTTGGCAAGCTCTTCTGCAACGTAACGTCTCATCATCTCGCGGTTGATAAGACCAGCCGCATGGGTAGAGTCTGGGTCGCCGTTGTACTGAATCATCGGCGTGTTGACAGGCTCAAGGTAATTAACCTTGATCGTTGCAGACCCTGCCATCGTGCCGCCACTAAGCTTGAGGTAACGCTTATCTAAATCCGTCAGATCGGCCTGCTGTTCGTTTATGGCAAAAAAGCGTATCTCGCAGGTTTCACCGACTAGGAAGTTGTTGCCCTTATCCTTCAGCTTTACCTCAAAGTAAGTAAAGCTTGAGTTGGTATCAGCCGGTTCCTGTATCACCCATAATGCGTAGTTCTGAGGATCATCGAGGTCGACCACTTCAACGTAGTCTCCCACTGAGACATCACCCCAGCCATGGCTAACGCCGTCCATGTCAACTTGATTGATAGCAAGGTAGTTTGTGTCTTCAGAAATATCGCTCTCTAAAGCCCACTCCCCCGGTCTAGATGGCCTGTTGTCAATAACAAGTCCAACATAACTCCACTTGCCGTGTTCCCTCTGGACTAATAATGTTTCCAGCGCCAAAGCGACTTGGTCAATCTCGGCCTGCAAATGCCGGTCACCAGACTCCGACTCATCTTTGTTTTCGGTGATCTGCGCCTGTAATCCTTCATCGACCTTAGTAAGCTTTCTTTCGAGACTTTCATTGTCACCCTCAGACCACGCGTAACACCGCAGAATCTGATCCTCGAACTTCAGATGAGCGACAGTGTTTAAATTAGACTCTTGGTCTATCTTGCTATCAAGCACCTCATCGCGCATTTGGCTGGTGCGATCAACTTCGTTTAATTGCGCCTCGGTAGCGTAGCCATCAAGGTCAACATCGCCCTGCTCAATGTCAGCAATGGCCTTGTAGAAGAATTCATTAACGTCACGCTGGTTCTTCAGCGCCTCAAGCTCTTCCGGTGTGCCAATAAACTGACCGTTGGCGTTTCTGAAAGGATTGGGATTTACCGCGACGGCATCAGTGGTCAAGGCATATTTGACGTTCCTGCCGTCTTGGACCCCAACACCGACAATCGGCGTCGCGTCGTTGGCATTTGGGAACGTGCTGAACTTCGTCCCGCCACTACCGCCCTCAGTGACCAACGCATACGTCGGCACAACGCCGATCGACCCACCGCCGTCACCGCCGCCGCCATCAGCATGACCGTATGCGCCGTGAGTCATCATGCCAGCGACAGAAGCCCAATACTCCGACGCGTCAGTCTTCGAGTTCGGATAGTTGTGCGGTATGACTCCTGTATGCGCTCGCTTGCAGAGGAAGCCTTCGCTTCCGTAGCGAACCCAATCGCCCACCGAGTAACTGGTATCGACCTTCCACATTCCCCGATAGAAGCTGATCGGCGTTGCGTCTTCGTCATCGAGGTGAGTGTTCAGAGAATCCCAGAGCTTTCGAACGTATTGGTCAGCGTGTTCGATGACCTCTTTGTTCGTCTCGCTCTGGATCTCTTTAGTGACCAGCGCCGCTGTCTGCAAGAACGGATCGAGAGATACGCTGTGATCTTTCAGCTCGCCGTCCGCAGTCTTGAAAACGGCAACAAGATTGGAACCTCTCAGCTCAAGCACATCGATATCGGCACCATCTTTGCCGTCGACACCATCTGAACCGTCTTTGCCATCACGACCCTTCGGTCCAGCCTTGCCCGTCTTCCCCTGCGGTCCTCTTCCAGCGATGCAAGTTGCCTCACCGCCTTTGTGCAAAAACAGACCAAAGTCTTTGACGAAAATATCGCCATCTCGATATTCGAAGTCTTTGGAGTGCGTACCCGTAACTCGAAAACCTGACGCGCCAATCCTTTCCCAATCTGGCGAGTCTGGATCGTTCGCGGTGTCTTTCAGCGCTCGAAAGTATTGACCGAAGTGGTGCTGAACCTCATCACCCTCTCGATATACGCGCTCTTCCCATAGTGGCGTATCAACACCCAGACCCGCTGTACCTTGTTCGCCAGCGTCGCCCTTTTCCCCTTGTATCGAATCGCCCTTCGGACCCTGCTCGCCACGCTCTCCCTTTTCACCTTGAATCGATTCACCGGCTTGGCCTTGCGGTCCGACGATGCTTTCTCCGTCTTTGCCATCGATGCCGTCACGACCTGCCGGTCCTGCGGGGCCGACAATGGATTCGCCGTCTTTGCCATCGATTCCATCCCGACCCGCTGGCCCCTCGGGTCCAACAATGCTCTCGCCATCCTTCCCATCTTCGCCGTCACGCGGCGTAGGGATTGCGTCAATGTCATTGCGAAGAGAATTGAGTTGATCTTGAATTCGAGTAATCTCACCTCGAACGAAATCACGAATCGAGCCTGCAAGCTCTTTGAAAAATTTATTATCCATTGTTCAGCCATTTCTTAAAGTCCGAAAGCTCGACCACAGATCGCTCCTCATTAACGGGCGGCGCGATGACCTCTACATCTGAGGATTCGTTGAATCCAAGCGGGACCATCTGCTGTTGAACGATCACACGATCGCCATCTGGAACTGGATGCAGTCCCTCTCGAGCACGCGCCTCGTTAGGCGAGAACAATCCGCCTTGAACGGCTCGCGTAAGACCGTCGATCCGTGTAAGGAAATCGGTTCGAAGCAATCCAGCGACATCGAAGTTGATGTTCTCGTTGGCTGAAAGCTCGAATGTTTTTGTGAGACTTTGCTCCACGTTTTCAAGCAAGCTTCCAAGAGATATTGAAAGCCAAAGACTGACCAGCGTCTCCGCGTTTGCCAGTGTGCTGTTCGATAGATCACCGATCACCGGAAGCGGTACGCCGTAGCACATCGCTATCTGCTCAACTGAAAATCGTTGCGCCTCCATTAGCTGGGCATCTTGCGATGTTAGTCCCATAGGTTGAAACTTTAGATTCCCCGACAGTATCGGAACATGCCCTTGCGCCATGCGCTGGCTCTGTTGTGCCCACGCTTCGCGCAAGCTGGCGAGCTGGTCTTTGTTGAGCGGCATATCGCTGGACAGTACGCCAGAAGGTCGAGACATCGATGAGAAGAAAACAGCTTGGCTTCGAGACAGCGCTACGTTCACACCAGCCGCCATCGCCGCCGCTTTGATTGGTGACTCACCAATGAGAACGTGTCGAGGTGTGAGGATACGCAAGTGCAATACCTCGCGTGCCGGTACTAGGTATTGAGTCTCTTCCAAAAGGAACGGATTGCTCCCGACCGAGTAGTACAGCTCGCCATCGTTTATGTATGGCTGACAGGTGCCCGTATCGAGCCGATCCAGACGCAACACCCGACCAACATCGTCACGCGTCACAAGCGCATACGCGTTGCCGTCGAACCCCTGCATCGCAATCATGTTTAGAATGAATTGCGAAAAAGTCTCGTACGGGTTCGGCTGTCTGAATACATTTGCCGCTGGCGACCCCTCAACGATCTCCGTCTTGCCGTCGGCGTTTTTGCGAAGGTGTTGTGGTGGACACTGGCTTACCGCTCTAGCGTTCGCCATCACCGAAGCGTATGCCGCAGGAATCTGGCGACCGTTGCCGACAGGCAGATCGAGATTGCGCTGGTACCCATCTTCGATAGGTCCAAGCTCGTACCAACCGCCGTTCTCGCCTTGAGCGTTAAACGGACCCCGATTCGAACCTTCAGCTCCCCAAAGGGATTTGACTCTAGTCAGCAACGACATCGAGGTCATCGTCGGCAATCATCTTGCCTTGAGTTGGCTCGGTGACTTTTGTCTCTTCTGGCTCAACGACCTTTTTGGTCTTTGGCTCTTTTTTCTTTGGCGGCGCTTTCCGCTTCGGCGCGTCATCGGTGATCGGAGTCAACTTGTTTGCTCCAACCGCAGGATCTTCAATAAGCCCTTCAGCAAGTAACTTGTCAGCCAGCTTCGTCTGAACTTGAAACAAACCGCGACGACCCTTCAGTTCGTCGAGCTTGTATGGTGCCCATACTGTTCGCATACATTTACCCCTTCCGCAGTTGCACATAAAAAACCCCCGCCCCATACCGGCGGCGGGGTAGGAGTATCAGACCGATACGTCGTTGATCAGGACAACAGCACCGTCGCGCATCTGATCCCAGTTGAGATGCCAGATGGTTCGCAGGCTCAGGCTGTCAGTTTGGAAAAGTGATCTCAATGGTGTCGCAACACTGGAACCTTCATAGATCGGTTTAGCTGGGTCCGCCATGTGCAACGTCGCTTGATCGCTCGCCATGAAGCGAGGTCCGTCGTAAGCGAAGACGATCTCGGCGCAATCGATCAGGAAGATCAGATCAGCCGGTACCGTCGTGCTGGTGTAGACAGGGATGCCCACCAACGTGCCGTTCGCCAGCTCTGGGAAGGCTGGGTTTCCGACAGCAGTCGTCATCATCTGCAAAGACCAAGCGATTGACGGATGCATAACCCACGCAGGACGTGCGCCGAGCAAGTTGTTGCTCATGGCAACGATCGCTTGCTTGATAGCGGCGATCGCACCGTCCACAGTTCCCATGCCAGAACCGTCGATCGGAGTGCCTGCAAGCGTCTGCATACCAGCAGGCTGAACAGCAGAAAGCGCCGAATCAGACAGGAACGCCGTGTCGAGCTTAATACCCGTGTCGCGGATCATTGCGTTGCGAATCACTTCAACGATGTTGGGAGTTGATCGCTCAAAAAGCTCTGCGGTATACGCTCCAATCACGCCCATCTTTTTCTGCACGATGGTCTTCGAGGTCAGACCTGCGGCCTTCACGGGAATGGCATCGCCTTCGCCAATGAAGTCAGCGTCCATCTGGGGATCAGCCGCTCGCATTGGCACCTTAATGGTGTTGTTCGAACCGAAGCTAATGCGCTCCAAAGGCAATCGAGGAACGATCGACTCGGGAGTCAAGAGATCTAAAAAATTTGAGATCCCTTCGCGCGTAAGCTCTTCTGCCCAGCCCTGATTGAACGTGACAGCCAACGGCGGTGCGTCGGGGTACTGATCGCCCAGTGCCTTGGTCACATAGCGAGACACTGCCTTGTACTCGGGAGCGTCACCGAAACGACCTTCGAGAGCCTGAGAGAACGGGATTCTCTTGACGTGAGATTCGAGAGTCGCAACAGCGTTGGCGAAGATGTAGTCGACAGGATCTTTCTTGTCGCTCTTCACGTTGCTGACGATGGCAGGAGCCGACACCGCCGCTTTCTCGGCGACGTGAGACGTCAGAGCTTTCTCGGCCTTGCGATAGGTTTCCAACTCTTTGACCTGATGGTCAACGCTGTTGGTTGCTTCTTCGAGAGCTTCGAGCATTTCCGGCTCGGGGTTCTCTTCGTATTGCTTGGTTACTTCAAGCAGTTGATCGCGACGCTCTTCAAGAGCCTTCTCAGCCGCGACGATTTTTTCGGAAATAGACATGATCGTCATCCTTTTGAATTGAGTGTTGAGTTGATGAGTTCAATCGCGGCGAGTGCCTGATTCTTAACGTCGAGTGCCTTCGCTTCGGCTTCGAGCAACTGCTCATCCAAATCGATGTCGTCGGCGTCGTATGCCTTCACAGTGCTGATGCCAGCGCTTGCGTTGGCTGGAATCGTCACCAATGAAAGTTCGTGCCATGACCAGCTTGTAAACCTGCGCCCTGATTTCGTTGGCTCGACACCGTCAGCCATGAAACCAATCGACAGACCTCTGAGCAGTCCGGACTTAACCTGTCTCCACACGCGCTCGACGTAGGGAAGACCGCTTCCCTTGACTAGCTGTGCTTCGATCTCGATGCCGTCATCACCGACTGATGCAGAAACAACATGACCAACGGGTTGGCTGTGGTCGTGTTGCGCTAAAAGTGGAAGTGGTAATTTGAATCGACCGCCCTTCGACTCGACGATGTCGCCTTCACGATCTACTTCGGGAGTTGATGCGATGCCGCGAATGATCCGTTCGTCTTCGTCGAAAGACTTCACGATGAAAGTTGAATACGCTTTTTCAG